CTTTACAGCCCGCTGGGCTGGTGCAGCTGGGAGCAGTTGGTGGATGACTTCCTGCGGGCCAAGGCTGACGCGCCGGCGCTGAAGGCGTTCGTGAACACAAGGCTGGCCGAAACTTGGGAGGAGGATTATGCGGCCGCGGTGAGCGCTGATGGGTTGTTGGCCAAGCGGCTTGACTATGCGGCGGGCAAGTGTCCCGATGGCGTGGTGCTGCTGACCTGCGGCGTTGACGTGCAGGACAACCGGCTGGCGGTGAGCGTGTGGGGCTGGGGCGAGGCTGAGACCGGCTGGCTGGTGTGGCATCAGGAGCTGATGGGCGACCCGACGCAGACCGAGGTGTGGGGCCAGCTGGATCAGGTGCTGGCGACGGAATGGGACGCGACGGGCGGACGTGTGCTGAAGGTGAGCCAGACGGCGGTTGACAGTGGCGGCCACTGCACGCATGAGGTCTACGCGTATGTGCGCGACCGCGTGCGGCAGGGTGTGGTCGCGATCAAGGGCAGCAGCAGACGCAACAGCCCGGCGGTTGGCAAGGGCAACAAGGTTGATGTGAACTGGCGCGGGCGTGTGATCAAGCGTGGCGTCACGCTGTTTCAGCTGGGCACCGACACGATCAAGACAACGCTGTTCGGACGGCTGCGGCATAACGAAGGCGTGGGCGGGTTGTATTTTGGGCAGGCGGCTGATGCGGAATACTTCCGGCAGCTGACCAGCGAACGGCAGGCGCTGCGGTATCACCGCGGGTTTCCGATTCGGGAATGGGTCAAGAAAGCAGGCGACAGGAACGAGGCGCTTGACTGCGCGGTCTATGGCTATGCGGCGATGTTGATCTTCAGCCGACGGATGAATAAGGCGACGATGTGGCAGCAGTTGCGTGATCAGTTGGAAGGTGCAAAGCGACCAGCGCTAAGATCAAAGCAGCAGGCCGCCCCTGGGCCTGTTAGTGGCTTCGTTGGCAACTGGTAACCGTGCGCATCCCTAGCCAGATCAGAGCGGGCGACACGATCCAGTGGCGCGACGTGGAAGGCGTTGACAACTTGGGCAACGCGATCAGCAGCGCCGACTATGTGCTGACCTACTACCTGCGGACTAACACGGCGAGCGAAGGCGCGACGGTTGTTGGTAGCGCCTACGGGACCGGGTGGCAGTTCACGATCGCTGCGGCCACCAGCACGGGCTTTGATGCTGGGGCGTGGTTCTGGCAGGCGGTTGCGACCAAGACCGGCAGCACTGTCACGATGGGCAGCGGCCAGCTGACCGTGCTGCGATCGCTGAGCTATACGGGCTCACCTGCTGCTGTTGATGGACGGTCGCAGGCGCAGCAGGATCTGGACGCGGTGCAGGCCGCGATCCGGGCGCTGGTTTCTGGCGGCGTGGTGCGCGAGTACACCATCGGCAACCGCAGCTTAAAGAAATATGAACTAGCCGACTTGATGCAGCTTGAGTCGAAGCTCAAGGCTGAGGTGAAACGTGAGCAGATGGCGGAACTTATGGCCAACGGGCTGGGCAACCCTCACAATCTGTTTGTGAGGTTCTGACATGGGACTGAGGACTCGACTGTTTCGGGCGATGGGTTTTGAGCCGGTTCGGCCGCGGGCACGGGCGTATCAGGGCGCGCGGGTTAGCCGGCTGACAGCGGACTGGGTGACAAGTGGCACCAGCGCTGACGCCGAGATCAAGTCGAGCTTCAAGGCACTGCGCAACCGTGCGCGGCAGTTGTGCCGTGACAACGACTATGCGAAGCAGGCGCTGCGCGCGATCCAGAACAACGTGATCGGGCACGGCATCCGCCACCAAGGGCAGGTGCGGATGCTGCGCGGCGGCAAGCTTGATGAGGCGATCAACGGCCGCATCCACGAGCAGTGGGAGAAGTGGATGCATAAGACCCGTTGTGATGTGAGCGGGATCCTTGGCTTCCACGACATTGAGCGCCTGCTGGTGCGCAGCATGGCCGAGTCGGGCGAGGTGTTCGTGCGGATGATCAAGCGGCCGTTTGGTGACAGCCGTGTGCCGTTTGCGCTGCAGGTGCTCGAGGCTGACTACCTGATCGACGATGACGTGCCGCAGGCGGCCGAGGGCAACACGGTGCGGATGGGCATCGAGGTGGATCAGTACCTGCGGCCGCAGGCGTACCACTTCTACGCGAATCATCCTGGCGACACTTACGCGGGCAACGCGCGCACCAACGGCCGCCGCATCCGTGTGCCGGCCAATGAGGTGGTTCATTTGTTTCTGCCTGAGCGGCCAGGGCAGACGCGGGGCGTGACGTGGTTCGCGTCGGCGCTGATGCGGCTCCACATGCTGCAGGGTTATGAGGAGGCCGAGGTGGTGCGTGCGCGGGCGAGCAGCGCGCTGATGGGATTCATCACCAGCCCCGAGGGCGAGCTGGTGGGTGATGAAGTCTACGAGGGCGAGCGGGTCAGTGAGTTCCAACCGGGTGTGTTCAAGTATCTGCAACCGGGCGAGAGCGTCACGGTGCCAGACCTGAACAGTCCTGACGGGCAGCTTGAGCCGTTCACGCGGTCGATGCTTCGGGCCGTGGCTGCTGGCGTGGGTGTTTCGTTCGAGAGCATCAGCAAGAACTTCTCAGAGAGCAACTACAGCAGCAGCCGTCTGAGCCTGCTTGAGGAGCGTGACACCTACCGTGTGCTGCAGCGGTACATGGTGGAGAACTTTCACCAGCAGGTGTTCGAGCAGTGGCTTGAGATGGCGGTGCTGAGCGGCGCGCTAAGCCTGCCTGGCTATGAGACCAACCCAGACCGCTATCGCGCCAGCCGGTGGGTGCCGCGCAGCTGGGAGTGGGTTGACCCACAACGCGAGGTGAACGCTTATAAGGCGGCGGTCCGGTGTGGGTTCAAGACGCTGGGCCAGGTGATCGCTGAGCAGGGCGGCGATCTTGAGGATGTGCTTGTAGCACGTCAGGCTGAGCTGGCGATGCTCGATGAGATGGACATCATCACCGACACCGATCCGAGTGAGGTGAGCGATAGCGGCGCGGTGCAGGCCCCGCTCGGCATGGGCGCGATGCCGGCATTCGATGAGACTGAGCCGCCGGCGATGGATGACGAGGAAGAAGATGATGATTTGACCGAGGCGCCTGAGGATTGATGGCAACCGTCAACGGCCAGGACATCGATCTGATGCCAACCGATGGCATGAAGACCGAGGCGCAGCGGTATCGCGACTGGAAAGACGAGGGCCGGGCAGGCGGCACTGAGGTGGCCGCGACCAGGGCGCGGCAGATCCTGAGCGGTGATGAGCTGAGCCCCGACACTGTGATCACCATGGCGGCGTGGTTTGCGCGGCATGAGGTGGACAAGCAAGGCGAAGGATTCAGCCCTGATGAAGATGGCTACCCATCGCCGGGACGTGTTGCGTGGGCCGCATGGGGCGGCGATGCGGGTCAAAGTTGGGCCACGACCAAGGCCGATAGAATCAAAGCATTAGAAGATCGAAGCGCCGTGATTCTTGCGCGTCCCTATCCCAACGAACACGCCGCCAGACTGACCGATCCTGATCAGTACGATTCGCTGCGCCGCGAGAACGGCGCTGGTGGTGCTGGCATTGATTTCATCTATGGGATCAAGGAAGGCGTGAGCGAGGTCCAGGCGATCCGGTTCAGCAGTTCGCAATACAGCCCAGCCGAGGCGCGCGCTTGGCTGGCTGAGCATGACTTCACGCCGATCGAGTTTGAGGAGGCCACCGGCGATGGTGAACGCGCCGAGCCTGGCGATCTATCCGAGGGCGACTTCGTGCGGTGGAACAGCAGCGGCGGCACTGCTCAGGGCCGGATCGAGCACATCATGCGCGAGGGCACCCTGGGCGTGCCCGACACTGAGTTCAGCATCGAGGCCACACCTGAAGACCCGGCCGCGCTGATCCGCATCTATCGCGAAGGCGATGACGGATGGGAGGCAACTGAGACGATGGTGGGCCACAAGTTCTCAACCCTGACCAAGATCTCGGCGCTGCGCAGCCTCACCGGCAAGTATCAGCGCGCTGAGGTGACCACCTTCGATGAGGTGCAGGACCGCACCTATGAGTTTCCGTTCAGCTCTGAGTTCCCGGTTGCGCGCTACTTCGGCAACGAGATCCTGAGCCACGATGAAGAAGCAGCCAACCTGAGCCGCCTGAACGATGGCGCGCCGCTGCTGTTCAATCACAACCCTGACAAGGTGATCGGCGTGGTTGAGCGGGCATACATCGACGGCAAACGCCGCCGCGGCTATGCACGCGTGCGGTTCAGCCGCAACGCCTTTGCTCAGGAGATCCTGAGTGATGTGAAGGATGGCGTTCTACGGAATGTTTCCTTCGGCTACTCCATTGACAAAATGGAGGAGCGTGGCAGTGGCGACTATGTTGCAACTGTCTGGTCTCCTTATGAGATCAGCGTTGTCTCGGTGCCGGCTGACCCCGGCGTCGGGATCGGCCGATCTTTTGAGGCTGACACCCCTGCTGCTTCGGCAGCACCATCCCCTGATCCCATTCCTTCAATGGAAAACGCCACCCCCGATCTGGCCGTGGTGCAGGCCGAGGCCGCTCAGGCCGAACGGTCCCGCATCTCGGACATCACTGCCCTGTGCGACAAGCACGGCATGGCAGACCTTGGCCGGCAGATGGTTGAGTCTGGTCGTTCAATCGACGAGGCTCGCGCTGCTGTGCTCGACAAGCTCAACATTCACCAGGAGACCGTGACCATGCAGGCCGCCGACCTTGGCCTTAGCGATAAGGAGAGCCGCAGCTTCTCTTTCCTTCGCGCCATCAACTATCTGTCCAACCCGACCGACCGCTCTGCCCGTGAGGCTGCTGCGTTCGAGATCGAAGCCTCTGAAGCTGCTGCTGCCAAGCTCGGCCGTCAGTCCCGTGGCATCACCATCCCTCAGGATGTGCTGCGTCGTGACCTGAACGTCGGCACTGCTACTGCCGGTGGCAACCTGGTCGCCACTGACCTGGATGCCGGCAGCTTCATCGACCTGCTGCGCAACGCTTCCGCTCTGGATCAAGCTGGCGCCACTGTGCTGACCGGCCTGACCGGCAACGTTGCTATCCCCCGCCAGTCCGGCGCTGCTACCGCCTACTGGGTGGCTGAGAGCGGCTCGCCCACCGAGAGCCAGCAGACCGTTGATCAGGTCAGCCTGACTCCCAAGACTGTTGCAGCCTTCACTGACTACAGCCGTCGCCTGATGCTGCAGTCCAGCATCGACGTTGAGAACATGGTCCGCAACGACCTGGCTCGCGTTCTTGCCCTGAAGATCGACCTGGCTGGTCTGTACGGCACCGGCAGCAACAGTGAGCCCCTCGGCCTGAAGCTGACCACCGGCATCGGTACCGAGAACTTCGCCGCTGCTGCCCCCACCTTCGAGGAAGTGGTGGCACTCGAGAGCGACGTGGCAACCGCTAACGCACTACTCGGCAGCCCGGTCTATCTGATGAACGCTGCGATGCGCGGCGGCCTCAAGACCACCAAGAAAGATGCCGGCTCCGGCATGTTCATCATGGAGGGCAACGAGGTCAACGGCTACCGCGGCGTGCTGTCCAATCAAGTGGCAGCTGGCGATCTGTGGTTCGGCAACTTTGCCGACCTGATCATCGGTTACTTCAGCGGTCTCGACATCATGGTCGATCCCTACAGCAACAGCACCAGCGGCACCGTCCGCGTGGTCGCAATGCAGGACGTGGACATCGCGGTACGTCACGCCGAGTCCTTCAGCCGCGGCGCTGATACCCTCTGATCATGTTGATCAAGGTCCTACGGCAGACAATGCTGGCAGGGCAGGTGGCCAGAATCGGGGATGTCCTTGAGGCATCCCCCTCTGACGCCAAGTTCCTGATCGGTATTGGCAAAGCTGTTGAAGCCATCGCAGAGGTGGCTGATCTGGCTCAGTTCGGACCTGAGCCGACCCGCAAACCAACAACCCCCAGACGGAGGGCTAAGTCATGACCATTCACAATCTCGGGACCAAAACTGAGGTCCTTAACTTCCTGCCCAATGATGTGGTGACAGCTACTGTCACTGCCAGCACCGCCATCGATCTGGTGGATTATGAAGGCGACATCGCCGTCATACTTTGCGCTGAAGCCGGCGGAGCCAGCATCACCTATCTCGGCAAACTGACCGAATCCGATACCTCGGGCGGCACCTACACCGACGTGACTGGCGGCGCGTTCACGGTCACTGCCGCTAACACCGCATCGGTTCAGAAAATCGCTGTCAACTCTGACAACATGAAGCGATTCATCAAGGCAGTGGTGACAGTTGCAGGCGGCACTGGTGCCGGCGCTGTGACGATCGTCGGCCTCGGCTCTAAAAAGTACAGCTGATGGCCTTTACGGAGGATCTCGGAATCTTCCTTGCAGATTTCGGCGTCAGCTGCACTGCTGGCGCCGTCACTGCTTTGGGCATCTTGGACATGCCGAGCCAAGTGCTAGCCAATGGCATGGTGCTCAGCACCGACTACACACTGACTGCCAAGGCTTCTGACTTTGGCACACTGACCCGCGGCAGCTCGATCACGGTCGATGCTGTGGCCTATACGGTGCGGGAGGTGATGCTGATGGATGACGGGAAGATTGTTCAACTCGGACTTCAAAAGACATGAGCGGCCCCTTCAAAGTCAACACGCGCAGCGCATGGGCATCGCAGAATCCGGTGCTGCTGGCCGGCGAGCCTGGCGTTGAAAGCGAGACCGAGAATCTGAAGATCGGAGATGGTCGGACGGCATGGTCTGGCTTGCCTTACTTCGGCAATCCTGGCTATTGGGGATCTTTCTGGGATACAACTTCGCAGACGGCGACAGCGAACACGCCAACACCGATCCTGCTGCGCAAGAACGACCTAGACAACCGCGGCATCAAGGTCATCTCAAATAGCCGCATCACGGTTGACCACCCTGGCATCTACAGCTTCACATTCTCGATCCAGTTCAGCAATACCGATTCGAGCATCCACGACATCAACGTTTGGCTGCGCAAGAACGGCACCGGCGCCAGCGGTGACGTGGCCGACAGCGACAGCAGGTTTAGCGTCATCGCCCGCCATGGCGGCATCGACGGCAATGTGATCGGAACGGTCAACTTCGTGCTCAAGCTGGCAACAGCGGATTACATCGAACTGATCTGGGCAACCGCCAACGTTGCCGCATACATCCACGCCGAAGCCGCCCAAACCAGTCCGTTCGCGCATCCGGGCATCCCTGGCATCATCTGCACCGTGATTCAGGTGGCATCAGCATGACAACGCGCCGCGAATCAATCCTGGCCGCCATTGCATCGGCGCTGACAGGCACCACCGGCGTCAGTACGCGCATCTATCGCAGCAGGGTGGAACCGCTCAGCAGGGGTGAAAGCCCAGCGCTGGTCATCGAACCGATCAGCGACACGGCCGAGCAGAACACCAGCCTGCCGACGCTGGACTGGTCACTGACGGTGCGCATCGCTGTGATTGTGCGCGGCAATGTGCCGGATCAGTTGGCTGACCCGACCATCGAGAGCCTGCACGCCAAGATGATGGCCGACCTAACGCTCGGTGGCTATGCGATCGACGTGCAACCGCAGGGCGTCAACTTTGAACTGGTAGAGGCTGATCAACCTGCTGGCGTGATCAGCTGCGACTATCTCGTTCGCTATCGCACCAGCGTCGTTAATCTGGCCACAGCGTAGGTAGCTAGGATGGTCAATGAATACCACGGCCAAGGCGGCTCCTACGTCTTGGATCCACACACCGGCGAACTCAAGCTCATCGAGCGAACAGAGCCGGCACAACCCTCCAGCCTTGAGGAATTGACCGATGCCGCTCCTGAGCCGCAAACGCCTGATCCTGGCAAAAACCGAAAGCCCTTACGGAACCGACAGCAGCCCAGACGGCACTGATGCGATTCTGGTGCGTGAGCTTGAGATCACGCCCCTTCAGAGCGACACCGTTGATCGTGAACTGATCCGCCCATACCTTGGCGCATCACAACAGCTGCTGGCCAATACTCGCGTTGAGGTGACCTTTCAGGTTGAGATGGCAGGCAGCGGTACGGCCGGTACGGCGCCCGCATTCGGACGGGTGATCCAGGCCTGCGGATTCAGCGCGACGACCACCGGCTCGGCCGTCACCGGCACTGCGCAGACCGGCTCGGCTGGCAGCATCACGCTCGCTGCTGGCGCAAGCAGCACGAACGACATCTACAACGGCATGGTGATCTCGATCACCAGCGGCACCGGCAGCGGCTCGAGCGGCATCATCACTGATTATGTCGGCAGCACCAAGGTTGCAACCGTTCAAAAGACCACCGCTGCATTCACGCCTGATAACACCAGCGTCTACAGCATCGCCGCGAACGTGGCTTACAAGCCGGTGAGCGACACGTTCAGCAGCGTGAGCATCTACTACAACATCGACGGTGTGCTGCACAAGATCACCGGTTGCCGCGGCACCTTCACGGTTAACGGCACCGTTGGCGAGATTCCGACGCTGGCCTTCACGATGACGGGCATCTACAACGCCCCCACCGATACGGCCGCCCCTGCCGCTACCTACAGCAACCAAGCGGTGCCGGTCATCTTCAAGAACGGCAACACGACCAACTTCCAGCTGCTGAGCTACGCCGGTTGCCTGCAGTCGGTCGAGCTTGACATGGGCAACGAGGTTGTCTATCGCGAGTTGGTGGGTTGCTCCAAGGAGGTGCTGATTACGAACCGCGCCGTTACCGGTACCGTCGTGCTCGAAGCGCCGACCATCGCGAGCAAGGATTATTTCACGGCTGCCCTGTCTGATTCAACGCTTGGCAACCTGACGCTCAAGCATGGTCAGACCGCCGGTAACATCGTCACCCTGACCAGTTCGACCATCGACATCGGTGATGTGAGCTACGAAGACCAGGACGGCATCCACATGTTGTCGATCCCTGTGGTTGCAGTTCCGGGCAGCACCGGCAATGATGAGATGATTCTGGTCTTCACCTGATCCCTGCATGGCATTCGTTCTCAAGCAATCTGCCACCTACTCATGGCCGGTGCCGTTCAAGGTGCCGACCGATGGCGGCAAATACGAGAAGCAGACCTTTGATGCGGAGTTCAAGCGGCTGCCGCAGTCCAGGATCAATGAGATCCAGACTGAGGTGCAAGCTCGCATAAGGTCAGCAGAGAAGGGCGAAGCATTTGAGAGCGACATTTCAGACATCTCGATTGCTGATGAGGTGCTGGCCGGCTGGGCCGGGGTCGTTGACGACGAAGGCGAGGAGGTGCCATTCAGCGCCACCAGCAAAGCCCAGCTGCTCAACATCCCCGGCCTGGCCGGTTCGATCATTGAAGCGTACTTCGAGAGCGTCGCCGGCAAGAAACTAAAAAACTGACCGAGGCTGCGCGGTACTGGATCAAAGGTGGCGTCATTGACAACACCGCTGACGACGCTGCAGCCTTCGGCATTGATCTCAACCTGCCGCCAGAACCGGAGCACTTTGAGGTTGAACCGGAGGCATGGCCTGCTGTGCAGATGTTCCTGAGGTGCCAGACGCAGTGGCGCAGCGGACCGACCGGCGTGATCGGCCTTGATTACCTTGCGCTGGATCTAGCATTTAGACTGTATGGAGCAGAGGACCCCGCCGCCATGCTGGAGGACATCCAGGTGATTGAGGGCGAGGTGCTGATGGCTGCGCAAAAGGGGGCCAAGTAAATGGCGCTGAACATGGATGCGGCCGTTCGGGTCAAAGCCAGCGTTGACGGACTGGGCGAGATCAACAGCCTGAACAAAGCGCTGGGCAACACCGAACGACAAGCCAATGAAACAGGCGGCGCGCTAGGGCGGATCAAAGGCGTGGCCGGTGGCCTGACCAACGCGTTAGGTGCGCTGGTGCCTGCAGCAGGCATTGCAGGCATTGCGGCGCTAGGCAAGCGCGCGATTGATGCGGCCGACAACCTGAACGATCTCAGTCAACGCACAGGCGTCGCGGTGCCGATTCTGAGCAAGTTTGGCGCAGCTGCTCAGGACAGCGGCAGCAGCATCGACGAAGTGGCCAAGGCAATGGGCAAGCTGGCTAAGGGCATCGTTGACCCAGCGTCGAAGGCGAACGAGGCACTGCGTTCGATTGGCATTAGCTCAACCGACTCAGCAGGCAAAGTGCGGAGCATGGACGCGATCATGCTCGACGTTGCAGACAAGTTCTCGAAGATGCCCGATGGCGCGCAGAAGACAGCGCTGGCCATGGAACTATTCGGCAGGTCTGGCGCCAACCTGATCCCCATGCTCAACCAGGGCCGCGGCGCGCTCGGGGAATACGCCGCAACGATCGACACCGAGATGGCGCAGGCGGCTGACAAGTTCAACGATGCGCTTAACGGCATCGCTCGATCAGTCGCCGGCCCCTTCAATCAAGCGATCACCGCTCTGCTGCCATTCATCACACAACTGGCTCAAGGTATCGCGGGTCTTGCGCAATGGTTCAGCGGACTGCCGGCTCCGCTTCAAGGGATCATCTTGGCGGTTGGCGCGCTGACTGCAGCGTTCGTGTTGTTGGCACCCGCCATCAGCGCGATCATCTCGATTGGTGGTGCCCTGGCCGGTGTGTTTGCAGGTGGAACAATTTTCGCCACGATTGCGGGCTACCTTGGCGCGGTCATTCCCACAATCACCGCCATCGGCGGCGCGCTCAGCGGCCTGCTGCCAATCCTTGCGGCTGTGTTCACCGGCCCGGTTGGGTGGGTTGCGCTACTGGTAGCTGCAGGCGTGGCGATCTATGCCTTCCGCGATCAGATCGGTGCTGTGTTCCAAGGCATCGGCTACGTGCTGCAGGCTGCGGCGCAGGGCTTTAAGTCGGTCTTCATTGACCCAATCACCCGCAACCTAAGCGCTATGGCCCAGGGAATCGGTCAACTGTTCCAAACGCTTGGCGGCATATTGTCCCGACCATTCGAGGCAGCTGCTGGCGCCATTCGCGGCATCGTCAACGGCATCATCGGCGGCGTTCAGAACGCGATCAACGGCGCCATCGGCGGCATCAACCAGCTGATCGCTGCAGCCAATCGCGCGCTGGCCGTGCTGCAGCTGCCACAGATCCCATTCTTCCCCGGCGTAAGCCTGCCGCGATTCGCTGATGGTGGCGTGGTGAACGGCCCGACGATGGCGCTCGTGGGCGAGGGCGGAGAGCCTGAGTACATCGTGCCGCAGTCCAAAGCAGCAGGCTTTGCCGCCAACTGGATGGCTGGTCGCCGTGGCGCTTCTGCCATCCCGCGGTTTGCAGAGGGCGGCGTGGTGATGCCTACCAGCGCGAATGTCAGCATCCAGACTGGCCCGGTCACACAGATGAATGGCACGAACTACGTCACCACGCAGGACATGAGCCGCGCCGTGCAGGCCGGTGTGAATCAGACGCTTGCCATGCTGCGCAATGACATGGGCACACGTCGAGCGGTGGGGCTGGCCTGATGGGCTACTACGACATCATGTGCTTCCTTGAGTATTACGCCGACCGGGCCAACGTGATGTCTGGCGGTCTGCGCGCACCGACGCGGCAATGGCAAAACTTCTATCAAGTGGCGCAGCCGTTGACGATCGACACCGACGTGGCGGGCACCTACGGCTATCTGGCGTTTGACGTGAGCGGGTTCGGATCGGCTGATGCCGGATCGGTCAACGACCTGTCGATCGTGCTGGCAGCGGTGGGTGATGTGGTCGATCTGACTGATGCGGCCGTCAACGGCGACACGCTTGTGATCGCGTCGCTGGTGATCCAAGATCCAGGCGAGGATTCTTTCGATGCCACAAGCGCGCAGATCGTCAGCCGTTACATCGGCAGCATTCAATCAGCCAGTCTGAACGACACGACAGTCTCATGGACGGTCAACCCTGCGATCGACAAACTCAAAGCGCAGATCCCGAGCCGTAAGGTTTCATCGGATCTGATTGGTAGGTTCACGGGCCGATGAAGGATCGGTTGATCGCCATGAATCTCACCGTCACCTGCAGGGACGGCAGCACGCATTCTGATGTGACGCTGACCCTGCGCGATGGTAAGCGCGTCTACGAACTACCGAGCGGCGAGAAGCTATGCGTCGACAAGATCGATGGCGGCGTCTTTCTGGTCTCAGCCATTGAAGCCACGATGGTCACCTGCTACTGCCCGATGGAGGAGCCGTAGATGCCTGAGATCGAACTGGGTGGAGCGGCCTTTCTGAAGGGCGGAGGCTACACAAAGCAGATCACCGACTTCATGTCGGGTGCTTTCCCAAAGACTTACACAGAGGCGGTGCCAACTCAAGAGCCGCCGCCTGCTGCACCGCTGCCGCCCCCACCAGCGCCGATGCCGGCCACGCTGGCGCCTGAGGGCATCACCACATTCCAGGCACCGCCGCAACCCAAAGCGCGGCCAGCACGTGCTGGGTCAAAGCTCGACGATTCGCTGCTCACCAGCAAGAAGCCATCATCTGACCTGGACAAGGCGCAGCGGATCGCGACGCCCGGCGAGACGATCCCGATTGTCTTCGGCAAACGGGTCAGCGATGTCGGCGGCGTGTGGCTTCAGCCGCCCATGGTCAAAGCTGGCACCAGGCTATTCGTCGGCAGCTTTCTCTACACAATCAGCCAGGGCGAGATCGTCGCCAGCCCTGAGAAGCATCGGACCTTTGTCGGCCTGCGTAACGTGGCATTCCTGCCAGATCAGACGATCACCCTGGCGCATGACTACGCCAGCGCGGCCACGCTTGCATCAGCTCCTGATGTGTGTCCAATCGGTGGCAGCACGCTGTATTGCGGGATTGAAACTTATTCCTATTTATCGCAGCTTAAGAAAGCAGAGCTGAACTCTGTTTATACAGACATCGTTCCGAACGGCTTGTATTCAGGATTCAGAACCATTGCTCGAGGACTTGGTGACACGAGCAACACCGTCTTCAGTTATACCGCCGCAGACGTTCAGGCGTTCAATTCAGATAGCGGCGCCGATGTCACGGCTGCATGGTTAACTTATACAGGTTACGCACCAGGCACCATCTTTCTTAATAACTACAACTCAACCACCGGTGGCGGCAATACTGTCGGAACCATTGAAGACTTGATCGCCACATTCGGATACCTGCCTCCGCCCACTGCATTGATGACAGCGCTAGGCGTGCCCGCTGGTGCTAACGCAATCTTCCAATACACCGTCACAGATGTTGACACACAATACAACCCGTCGCTGCCGGCGAGCACCGGCACTCTTTATGGTGTGCAAGCTGAAATTGTCGAGACCCCATACGCCGATCCCGATGTCACGCCAACCGCTGATAACTCAGCCTATGCGGACATTACATTCTTGCGCGTTGATGGCGACATCTACGACCCGCCTAGCGAGGGATCGTATCCGACCACGACAAAACAGCTATTCATCTTCTACGACGAAGGCGTCGAGGTCGATCTCTACAGCGGCGGCCTGGTAGGCGGCGTCTACCCAACTGGTGCTAGCAATCAGGTCATTGATCTGGTCATGTACCTGTTCACGATTTACAAACGCGCTGCTGGCGCTGCAACCGCCGCGATCGCTGCGCCGATCTACACCGGCAACATGACCGACATCGCTGCATTCTGCGATGAATACAGCTTGCACTACAACGGCATCCTCGATGAGTCGGTCAATCTGATCGAGTTCGCGTCAGCCATCGCGCCGTTCTTCCTGCTGTCCTTCCTGTCCGTTGGTGGTCAGTATCGGTTCGAGCCGATCCTGCCGTTGAACAACAGCGATCAGATTGACGTGACAGCACTGACGCCTGCCGAGACGTTTGACGAATCAAACATCCTGCCGGGCAGTTTCGGCAAGGCATACAAACCCGTCGCGGATCGGCAGGACTTCATCGCCGTGATGCTTTGGCGCGAAAGCAACTCAAGCCAGGTCGGGATCCAGCGCACCGTGCAAGTGGCATACACGACCACATCACGCGACGCGCCGGTGCAGCAGTTCGACCTAACAGACTTCTGTTGCGACCCTAATCACGCCGCCATGTATGGCAAGTATGAGCTGGCACGGCGCAAGCATTCAACCCATACAGTCAGCTTCCAGACTTCGCTGGTCGTGACGGACCTTAAGCCGACCGACGTGATCAAGCTCGAGCGGCAACGGATCAGCAGCAAAGGCGACAACCGCGCAGAGGTTGAGTGGTATCAGATCACCAGCATCAGCTACGTCAGCGATGGCACCAGCGAGATCAACGCTGAGCACTTCCCCGTCGACAACAGCGACATTGCAGTGATCAGCGATGAAGTGTTGAATGGATCGTTCCGGGTGTTGTCATGACCACGTTCCCCACCATTGAACCAGCAACCCGCCAGATCAGCTTCGGTGATTATCCGCAGCTGAATCATGATGGCGTCAGTGGCGTGGGCGTCAGGTTCCTGCAGGGCACTGATCGCGTGGCGCAGGTGCTCAACCTTCGATGGCTTTACCTGAGCGAGTCGCAGCTGTATCAGATCCTGAATCACTACATCGGCCAAGAGGGCACCATGCTGTCCTTTGATCTGCCGGCCATCATCTGGTCAGGATTTACCACACCGCCAATCGGCGTTGAATATGAATGGCGCTATGCCGATCAAGTGGACGTTGAGCAGGCTGCACCACTTTCCTACAATGTGGGTGTGCAGCTCGTGTCCGTGCTGTTGGCACCATGAATCTGTTCCCGTCGCTGGTGCCATCGACTCGCCTTTATGTGCCGGGTGATTTGCCGCAGTCGCGGATGCAGTCACTTAGCGGCGTTGATGCCAGCTTCAGACGCGGCAACCGGCGCATCGGCCAAGCGCTCAACCTGACATTCACCAACCTGCAGGAGGCGGACCTGACTTTGCTGACGCAGCACTACATCACCGTGCAGGGCAGCTTTGATCGGTTCTTTCTATCGGGCGAGGTGTGGTCTGGGCTGGCCACGCCGCCGGTGCCATTGGTCAGTGATTACACCTGGCGCTATGCATCACCGATGCTGGTCAGTCATGCATCGTGTGGCCGATACAACGTCGAGGTTGAGCTGATCACCGAGCCGGTCGACCTTGGCGATCTTGTGTTCGACGGCAGCGTCGCTGATCCGGTTACCCCGTCGCGGCTTTACATCGTCGACGCATTGACGGCTGCGGCCGCCCCGGCCAGGTCGCTTATCATCGAGGCAGGAGGTGCCGCATGACTACAACGCTGCTGGCGTTTCAAAAGCAACGCCGCGACACCGCCGCCAACTGGACATCGGTCAATCCGACGCTGCTGGCTGGCGAGATTGGCATTGAGTCGAACACCAACAAGTGGAAGGTTGGCGACGGCACAACGGCATGGGCCAGCCTTGGGTACATCCCCGGACTGTCGATCAGCGCGTATCCACTGGTTAATGCTGACATCGCCAGCAACGCCGAGATCGCCGTCAGCAAGCTGGCTGATGGCACACCGCGGCAGCTGCTGCAGACCGATGCAGCCGGCACCGGCGTTGAGTGGGCCAGCAACATTGATGTCCCCGGCACGCTTGACGTAACCGGCGCGGCGACATTCGACGGCAGCGTCACGGTTCAGGGTGATCTAACGGTCAACGGCACAACGACCACGATCGACACCACCAACCTGGCGATCGAAGACAAGAACATCGAGATCGGCAAGGTCGCCACACCGACAGACGTGACCGCTGATGGTGGCGGCATCACACTCAAGGGCAGCACCGACAAGACGATCAACTGGATCGACGCCACTGATGCGTGGACATTCAGCGAGCACGTCAACATCGCCAGCGCTAAGGAATACCGCATCGCTGGCACCAAGGTGCTGGATGCCACCAGCCTTGGCAGTGCTGTCGTTAGCAGCAGCCTGACCAGCGTCGGCACGATCGGCACCGGCACATGGAACGCGACCACAATCGCGGTTAACAGGGGCGGCACCGGTCAGACCACCTACACCGACGGCCAACTGCTGATCGGCAACAGCACCGGCAACACGCTGACAAAGGCCACACTGACAGCCGGCTCCGGCATCACGATCACAAACGGCAACGGCAGCATCTCGATCGCCGGCACCGGCGGCACGGTCACCAGCGTCACTGCCAGCAGCCCGCTAGCCAGCAGCGGTGGCACAACGCCGAACATCAGCATTCAGGACGGCACCACCAGTCAGAAGGGCGCCGTTCAGCTTGAGGACTCAACCAGCAGTACAAGCACCACCAAGGCAGCCACGCCCAACGCGGTCAAGAGCGCCTACGACCTAGCTAATGCTGCGCTGCCCAAGGCTGGCGGCACCATCACTGGTGATGTGCTGCTCGACAATCAGTCTGATCTGCGGTTCGGTGAGGCGACAGGCCACGGCGGCAACTGGGTCGCATTTCAAGGGGCGGCCACGATCGCGGCAAATGTCACGTGGACACTGCCTGCTGCTGATGGCACAAGTGGCCAGCTGCTCAGCACCAACGGCAGCGGCACATTGAGCTGGGCTTCGGACACTGGCGCGATTATCGTAGATGGTGGAAACTTCGCCAATGGATCGTCAACAGTATCCACGGCGGCGACCTTTGACGGTGGGAACTTCAACTAATGCCAACACCTGCAACGCGCACGCCGGTCCGCATCGCTCGCGGCACCTATAGCAACCTAAACAGCAGCATCGCTGACCTGCTAGAGGGCGAGGTCTGTTACGCCACAGATCAGAACAAGGTCTATGTGATCGAGGGCGGTGCGCTCACTGAGCTGGCGTTCCTTGACTCCGCCGACATCGGCGTCAGCGTGCAGGGCTATGACGCTGACACGGCCAAGACGGACGTGGTTCAAACCTTCACTGCAGGCCAACGCGGTGAGGTGACGGCGCTGACCAGTGCCAGCACGGTCACGATCGACATGGCCGACAGCAACAACTTCAGCCTCACGCTGGGGCACTCGGTCACCTTGGCCAACCCGACCAACCTGACGGCCGGTCAAAGCGGGGCGGTGGTGATCACGCAGGCCAGCAGCGGTGGCCCCTACACCGTCAGCTACGGCAGCAACTGGAAGTTCCCCGGTGGCACGGTGCCGACAAAAACGACGACGGCCAGCAGCGTGTGCGTGATCGCGTATTACGTGGAGAGCAGCACGCGCATTACGGCTCAGATGCTCAACGACGTGAAGGTCTGATTCATGACAGTTCCCGGTTCAGCCAACCCGCTGTTGACGTACAAAGCCGCCGCAGGGGGTATCTCACGCTCGCTGCGTTTCAACTCAGCCGACTCGGCGTATCTCAGCCGCACCCCCGCATCTGCTGGCAACCGCAAGACCTGGACCTGGGCGGGGTGGGTGAAAAAGTGCAGCAATGATACGGCAAGTCAATATTTGTTCGCAACAACTAACAACGGACTATCAGCAGGAGCCTACATCTATTTCAACAATAATAATTTGCTTTATTGGGACAGAAGATCTGGCGCTGATGGCTTGGTGCTTACAACAAATGCTGTCTTCAGAGACAATTCAGCTTGGCTTCATATTGCTTTATCGGTTGACTACGGAAACTCCACTAGCTCTAATAGGGCTAGGTTCTTTGTCAATGGTGTTGAGCAGACGTACTCAGCTTCATCATATCCAAGCACAACAGACGACAGTTACGTCAACGCGACAACAGCTCATTACATTGCCGGCCCTCCGCAGTATTTCAACGGCTACCTAGCCGACATCTACTTCATCGACGGCCAAGCGCTGACCCCCAGCAGCTTCACCGAAACCGACGCCACCACCGGCCAGCTTATCCCGAAGGCATACACCGGCAGCTACGGCACCAACGGTTTCCACCTGGAGTTCGCGGACAACAGCAGCAACACCGCGACCACATTAGGGAAGGACACTAGTGGCAACGGGAATAACTTCACCCCGTCGAATTTGTCCGTCACCGCTGGTGCAGGCAACGATTCGCTGGTGGATGTGCCGACCAACGGCGCGCAGACGGATACGGGCGTGGGGGGTGAGGTGAGGGGGAATTACTGCACGTTGAATCCGCTGTTTAAAGCAGACACTGGCACACCAGCATACTCAAATGGAAATCTAGATTTAAGCGCTGGTGGATCAGGAGACAGCTACTTTGCGGGAACTTTTCTTTTCTCAACAGGAAAGTATTATTACGAGACAACAATTAATGCAGTTGGCAATGGGGTACTAATTGGGGTCTGCGCAGAGTTAAACTCTACCAGCCTCACAAACATTGGATCGTACAGAGAAAGTGGCACTATTTACAACTTAAGCTCCGCAACTCAAACCGCTGGGTCTGCTTATACAACAGGCGACATCATTGGGGTAGCAATAGACTGCGATAATGCAACAGTAAAGTTTTATAAAAACGGTGTTGGTCAAGGTGCGACTCCATCTTTTACGTTTACAGCGGGTACAAATTTGATCGTAAGAGGTCGATCTAATAGCACAGGAGCTTCACTTAGTTTCAACTTCGGCCAACGCGCCTTTGCCTACACGGCCCCCAGCGGCTTCAAGGCGCTCTGCACGGCAAACCTGCCCGCACCATTAGTCACAAAGCCTTCCACGGTTTTTGATGTGAAGCTGTGGACTGGAAACGGCAGCAGTCAAACAATTACTGGATTGGGGTTCAGTCCTGACTTCGTATGGATCAAGAGCCGCAGTGCGTCGTATAACCATCGCCTGCTTGACACAATCCGTGGCGCAACAAAAGAGCTGTACTCAAGCACTACCGACGCGGAAACAACTCAGTCCCAAAGCTTGACTGCTTTTAATAGCGATGGATTCTCGCTGGGCAGTTTGGCTCAAGTGAATGAATCCAGCACCACTTTCGCAGGGTGGGCGTGGGACGCAGGAAGCTCCACCGTCACGAACACACAAGGCTCCATCACTTCGAGTGTCAGGGCCAACGCGACGGCTGGGTTTAGCGTGGTCACCTACACTGGCAACGGCACAGCAGGCGCCACGGTGGGGCATGGCTTGGGTGCGGCCCCTGCCCTAATCATCAACAAACAACGCAGCGGCACAAACAACTGGTGGACGTATCACGTATCACTGGGTGCTACCAAATACGTAGTTCTTGACCTGACAAATGCAGCTGCAACGGCAAATACAACGTGGAACGACACGGCACCCACTTCGACCGTCTTTAGCATTGGCGTAACAGGAGTTACCAATACAAGTTCGGCAACATATGTGAGCTACTGCTTCGCCCCAGTAGTCGGGTACTCTAGTTTCGGCAGTTACACCGGCAACGGCAGCACGGATGGGCCGTTTGTGTACACCGGGTTTAGGCCGAGGTGGCTGCTTATCAAAAATGCCAGCGTTGGCAGCGATTCATGGCAGATCTGGGATGCGGCTCGTAGTGACTACAATGCCGCTCAAAAATATCTCCTGCCAAATACTTCTGGGGCAGAAGGCGACAATTCGGGCTTTGCTATTGATTTTACAGCAAATGGCTTCAAAGTGCGAAATACAAACACTGCATCCAATGGCAGCGGTAACACGCTTGTCTACGCCGCCTTCGCAGAAGCTCCCTTCAACTACGCCCGCGCCCGCTAGTAGTGAACAAGACTTGTACCACCCCTAGACTGCAACCACGGACCTGACCGCAATGTTCCTCCTCGACGGCAAACCCCTCAGCCCAGACGTTGCGTTTACCGACGTCAACGGCATCCAGCATCCGTCTAACTGGCTCAGGCTGGCCAGCCCTGAGGAGCGCGCCGAGGCAGGCATCACGGAGGTGCCTGACCCTGCGCCATACGATCAGCGGTTCTATTGGGGGCCAGGCCTGCCCAAGGACCACGCGCAACTGGTCGAGCAGTGGGTGCAGCAGACACGCACCACGGCAAACACGCTGCTGGCCCCTACGGACTGGATCATCATCCGCGAGGCCGACAACGGCAAGGTCGCTGACCCGCTGCTGAAGACTTGGCGTGAGGACATCCGCCTGGCTACTCGTGTGAAGGTGACCGCCATCCGTGACACAGCCGACACCGACGCGCTGGCCGCCTACATCACTGGCCCGTTGTATCCCGTATGGCCTGTTGATCCTTACGCGCCGCAGCCGGTGGCAGAAGAGCCCGAGCAGCCTGCTGATTCCTGATGGCCGTCAAAGCCAAAACTGGCGCCGCCCGGATTGACCACCAACCCGGACCACCAAAAACCACCAGCATCGGCTACGGCCAGAACAGCCGACCACGGCGACGTGGCAAGAAACCTCGCCGCGGGCAGGGGCGCTAACCTAGGTGCATGATCGAGCTGATCGCTGCTGTTGCTGGGGCTTCCATCAGCGTGGCTGCGATGGGCGCGATGGGCTTCACCAAGCGCAACGATGAAGCGCGTGACGCCGTGATCAGGCTCACCGCCGCCGTCGAGCATATCGCCACTCAGCTCGAGGTGCTCCATGGCGACATCCGCGCGGATCGACAGGAGACCTTCAAGCGACTGAATGGCGTCGAGCAGCGCGTGGCTACCCTTGAGGCACGCCCACACCGCTGACCATGGACGCGCAAACCGTCGCCGTCATCGCCATCATCCTCGCCGCTGGCAGCGAGGTCATCGCGCTGACCCCGCTCAAGTCGAATAGCTGGATCCAACTGCTGCTGCAGGCACTGCGCCTGATGTTCCCTAAGCGTGGCTAAAGCACCGATCAAACCAAGCGACCTGTTCCGTTACTGGAAAGGGCTGCCGCATCAGATGGCGGCCATTTCTGAATTGGAAGCTGAGCTGTTAAAGGCTGCGCCGGATCTGTTCAATAGAGATCAGGCGTGGTTTCAGACATGGAGCCAAGACGGCAAGCAGTCTGACCTGGGCGCAGCGTTGCAGCTGATCCAGCAGTTCGAGGGCTGTCACCTTGATGCTTACCCCGACCCACTGAGCGGCGGCGGCCCGTGGACCATCGGCTGGGGCACCACGCGCTACAGCGACGGCCGCAAGGTGCAGAAGGGTGACAAGATCAACCGGGTCGAGGCCGACATGCTGCTGCGCAGTGAGGTCGATCGCATCGCTGAGAAGCTGCGCGCGACCGTGCCGTTCTGGGTGGCGATGAGCGACCAGCAGAAGTGCGCGCTGATCTCGTTCGCGTACAACCTGGGCAGTGGCTTCTACGGCGCCGCCGGGTTCGAGACCATCAGCAAGCGGCTGAAGGCGAAGGAGTGGGCCAAGGTGCCCGAGGCGCTGCTGCTCTACCGCAACCCTGGCACCAACGTCGAGGCTGGCCTGCGGCGCCGCAGAGAGGCCGAGGGCCGCTTATGGGGCCTGCCTGAGCAAGAGCGGCAACCGGCCAAGCTGACGCCCGCCAGCCCGTTCTCAGCGCACATCACGCCCCACATACGGTTAGGCGAGTTTGCGCTGGATCAGGAGGCGCGCAGTTTCGACCACCAGCACCAGATCGACACGGCCGCCGAGCTGGCCGCGTTTCTTGAGCGGGTGCGTGGCGCGTTTGGTGGTAAGCCGATCGTGATCACGTCGGGCTACAGGCCGCCAGCAGTCAACCGGCAGGTGGGTGGAGCCTCAGGCAGCGAGCATCTCTACGACGCGCCCGGCGTGGGTGCGGTTGACTTCTTTGTCCACGGCGCAGACATCCACGCGGTCCAGGACTGGTGCGACAAGAACTGGCCCTATAGCGTCGGCTACGGCGCGCCGAAGGGGTTCGTTCACCTTGGCATCCGCAAGGGCAAACCTAAGGTGCGCTGGGACTATTGAACCGCGCGATCCGGCCCGGCGCTTCGGCCGGATCATCAAGCGGAATCATGCGGTAGTCGTCGATGCCGTGGCTCTCAGCGAAGTGCTGCGCCGCGATGTGGGTCGGGAATGGCCCGATGTGCCACGGGCCGGTGTGGATGATGTAGGTCATGGGGCGAATCATACGCCATATGTGGCGATCCGGCAGTTGATCCAGTCGCGCCCGCTACCGTTGGGGCAAGCGGCGGCGATCCCATGCGGGCCTTCATCGTTGAAGTCTCCGCCACCGTTGTGGTCCGCTCCGACGCTGACCCCGAGGACCTGCCGGCTGATGTCTACAGCCGGATCGCTGAGCACATCCACGACGACGACGACATCCTGACCCTTGAGGTTCAGGCAATGCCCCTGCCGCCGAATCTCAGTGGACAAGGCGCACATTGACGGAACCCGCCTGGTCACCCGTCGCTCGGCGCGCGACCAAGTGCTGCTCGCATGGTCCTATCGCTGTGCATACTGCGGCGATGACCTGGGCCGATCGCCAACCCTCGACCACGTGGTGCCAAAGGTCCACGGCGGCCTCACGGTGCGCGCCAACCTCGTTGCCTGTTGTCTCAGCTGCAACAGCCGCAAAGGCCACAAGCCATGGCTTGATTGGTATCGCCAACAAGACTTCTACACCGAGCTGGGAGAGTGGGCCGTGGCCCGATGGATCACGGGAGGATCCGACTCAGCAGCAGAATGACCAACAGGCAGATCACCCAATACATCACGGCCAGGTAGGCAATCTCGGGCAGCGTCATCGGGCTAGCAGGTGGTCCAGATACATCTCAGCCTGCCACAGGTCGCTCGAGTAGCGGCACATCCCGTGCGCGCAGCTGCGGTAATACAGCTCGCCGCCACCTTCGGGCTGCAGCGTCTCGATCCAACCGCCGTCGCGATCAGTACGGCTCAGCACTTCCGGCGCGCTCATCGCGATGGATCCAGTCCTTTAGCTCGACCACATACTGCCGCAGGTACTCAGCTCGATGCAGGTGCCACGCGTCGCCTGTCGCGAACCACAGACTGTTGTGGCGGTCGATGCCGTCGAGGCACTGCTTAATCAGCGGGCACCACGGTTCACGCGTGGCCGTTACCCATTCGCGCGACATGGTTGGAACATCTCGCACCGGGGCGCATAGCGGCCGCCGCTTCGTTTCGATTCTGGCAGCCCCAGATCGCAACGCTGCCGCCGCATATCCCACTGCAGACAATCCCAACACATGCGCGGCGCATCAGCGGGCCGCATAGATGCCACTGCCATCTTGTAGATCGACTGCGCGCGGATCAACGCATCAGGCAGGTGGACCGTGCCGGTGTCGGCTTTGATCTGCAACTCAGGCCGCGGGCCGAGCACAACATGGGCCCACCAGTTGCGAGAGGAGCAGCTGCACACCAGCAGTAGGCGGCCGGCGTGCAAGCTGATCATTCGCGTTCGCCGTAACTCGGCGCGTGGTACAACCGCTCGAGCAACATGCTTGCCGGCTCGTCGTCGCTGGTCTCAGGCAGGCACAGCAGGTCATCAATGATGGCGGTGGCGATCTCGTCGTCAGGCCGCGCCGACCAACTGATCAGCGTCGTGTCAACTGGTTTCAGGATTAGCAGGCTGACGCGCGGGCTTGTGTGCAGCAACCGCAGCGCCCACCGCTCGAGCCAGTTCAGGTGTGTCTGCTTCATGACTCCATGGTGCCAAGGAGTCTGGCGACATACCACTGGGCCTTTCTTAACGATTCGGGGTCTTTGTGCTGCTCACGCCAGACGTACTTGAGCACGTTGCCCTTGCAGAACCCCCGAAACTCTTCCGGTGTCAGCGCGGCTTGGATGGCGTCGATGCACTCGATCTCGCCGTGGCGGTAGTGGTCACTCATGGTTGCCATCCTCGAGCGCGGCCGCCATCACCGACGCTGAGCGCAGCATGGTGCTCAACTTGATCGGCCGCATCTCCTTCCAGCACGCGTACCGGATCGCCTGCCTGAAGCCCATGCTGATGTTGCCATCGCCCAGCTTCCGCGCGGCCTCGATCTCCTCGCGGCTCATCCTGATGTTGACCGTGAAGTTGCGGCCCTTGCCGTTGGGCTTGCGGTCGGTCACAACCACTTCTCCCTGAGCAAGAACCGCCGGCACACGGCGATGCACTGCTGCGCGTGCTTCTCGGCCAGGTGGCTTTCGGTGTGGTCGATCGCCAGCACGCACGCAGCGAACAGGTCGGCGTAATCGGTGTCCCTGAAGTTGGTGGCGATGTCTTGGCAGAACTCCTGCCACAGGCCTGTGTAAGTGCCGCAGGTGCGGCCGCTGGCTTGATACAGCGAATCGAGCATTTCGGCGCGTTGCTGGTCGAGTCGGACGCGGTTCAGCATGGTTCCAGTGCTTGACGGATTCTGAGCAATTCAGCGCACACGGCACTGACATGCGGCACGCTACCGGCGCCGCGCAGCTCGTCGATCCTGGCGGTGATCAACAACTGCAACCGACGGCGCTCCTCAAGCTGGCCGGCGTTGAACATGCCCGAGTCGCTGATCAGCGCTTCGAGTTTGGCGCGGATGTGGTCGGTCATCGCAGGCTCGGGTTCCGCTCAGCGGCGGTCAGTGATGGGTGGTCGTCGTCAGCCCATTCGGGCTCCAGCTCGACGTTCAGCAGCTGCTGGTCTGGGTACAGCTCCATCGCGCTGAGAACAGCGGTGGCAGCGTTCGGCGCCAGCAGCTCGACCTGATCGGTCTCAAGAATCACGCGGTAAGTGTTCATTGGTGCAGCGCTGGGTCGGTCACAGTTTGCGGGTTGAGCCATTCGATCTCGGACCACCACGGCAGCCAGCCTGTTTCGGCAGCGATCTGCTGCGCTTCGGTCAGGCTGTGCGCCGTGATGGCCTCGATCACGTTGGCGCTGCGGATTTGGAAGTAGAAGCGGCGCATGGTCATGGCTTAAGCCTCCAATGCTTTACGAAGTGGACCAGGGGATTCACTCCATTCACTAAAGCCGTTGCCGAGTTTATTTAAAATCCATTTTTCACAAAAGTCACAAACTGTTTCGTCAATGATGCGCCTTTCGCGCCAAGTAACAGCGGTCCCAATTAGCGATTGCAGTTCAAAGACTAATTTCATTGTTTCATCCAATTGTTCTTCAATCATGGCTTGAGCCCTTGATGGCAGGCGGGGTGGTTGTGGTGCGCTTTGACGGCGTCGGTGCGGCCGGTGTCGAGACCGGCGATGTAGACCATCAGCAGCAGGACAGCGGCGGCGATGCGGTTGATCATGATGCGAGCGTCTTGCGGACGCGGTAGCGGGTGATGTGAAGCGAGTCAGCAATCTGGCGCTGACTGCGGCCGGCATGGGCCAGCACGCGAACACGGCGATCGGTGGAAGCGGTCAGCCAGTCGATCAGAGCGACCAGCACCAGCAGCGGTAGGAACAGCTTCCAGATCACCAGAGCAGTGGCGGTGAGCATGGGTGGGTGTTGGGTGGACTGCGCCAGAATACACCGCAGACAGCGCATCAGGCAGCCGGCTTGTCACGTTTGTTCACATCCCACGACAGCTCCTCGACGTGGCTCGCGCGCATCCGCACCATCCCGGTGGTTACCTCAACAGGCACTCGCAGCACTGGCTTGCGCTGCAGGCCCGTCGCCCATCCCACCGCATACCTAGGCACGATCACCTCGACCGTGAACCAGATGTGCCCGCAGTCCTTGCAGACCCGCTTCCGCACGATCTGGTCGGCCATCTGGCCATTGGTCACCGGTACTCGGTGATCGTTGCTGCTGCACTCTGGACAATTCATTGGCACCATGGGGCAACACGCCCCGGATTGATGGATTTCGGTAAGTGGATGGTGGTGGACATCCCACCAGAGAAGCTGTTCAAACTCGAGGCCAACTGCCGCGGCCTGGCCGAACAGGGCAACGTCGGCCAACTCGCGGCGCAGCTGTTGCGGCAAACCATGCGGCAGCAGGAGATGCTCCAGGCGGCGGTCCATGAGATCGCGCGCCTAGAGCTGATGATCATGAATCAGAACCAATCAGCCTGAACCACATCTCCGCCAGTCGCAGCCGCTAGGCTCTCGGCCGCGACTTGCACTGTCGATGCGGCAGGAGCAACGGCGGCCATCTGATCCATCTTGCGCCATGCCTCAGACGTGACGATCAAGTCCACGCGTTCTTCGCCGGTCTTGCTTGTCCACTTGTTGGTCTTGACCCGGCCAGTGACGCAGATGCGGTCGCCTTTCTTGGCTTGATCCATAAATGCCTGGGCCTCTTGTCCCCAGACTTCGACGGTGAACCAGTCAGGCGCCTGCCCGTCATCACGTTTAGCACCAGGCTTGTTGATGGCAATCCGACCTTTGGCAACGGCATTGCCATTGTCAAAGTATTTGATCTCAACATCGGCACCTAGGCGACCAATGAATTGATGGCAACTGGCACGCAGAACAGTCGCAATGATCTCGAGTGGTGTCATGATTCGTCGTGGGTGATGGTGTTGGCCTTCTCGTATTGCTCAACCTCGGCCAATGGGTAGAGCACGAAACCGGGCGTCCTGAAATAGGCGGGGCCCTTGCCTGCCTTGCGCCAGCGCATCAACGTGTCAGGGTGCAACCCCCACCGCTGCGCCAACTGCGGCGCGGTCAGATAATCAGAAGAGGTCATCAGTCGTAACCTCCACTGGCTCAGGGTCGGCCGCGATCTTGGCGTTCAGGTCATCGAGCGTCGTATCGGCCGCTGTGACCTTGACCGGCTCGATGTCCACCACTTCCTCCTGGCTCTGCATCCCGAGCAACATGTCGCTGGCATACAACCTGCCCCAGAATGCTGCGGCCCGGTAGCGGATCATCAGCTCGGGCATCGTCTGCCATTTGCTGCCCGACTTGGTGGCCCATCCTTCTTTCTTGGCCATGGCCATCGTGATGGTTGGCCCCTTCAGCTCCTGCTGGCTGGCCAGATCGGTCGCGACGGCATAGCAGGCCAAGCTGTCGCCTTCGCCGCTGATCTCAAACCGCAACGGGCTAAACCGGCCGCAGCCGTTGACCATCGCGATGATGAAGCTGCTGCTCCACGACGGGCGGCCATGGATCACATGCAGGTGTTGCATCGCCAGGAACGGGCTGATGCCCATCCGGTTGGCGATCTCAAGCGCAACCAAGCAGTTGGCGAAGCCCTGCTGTCCTTGAAACTGCGGCGGGATCAGCGTGCTGCTGGCAAGCGCCTTGGCGATCCGCTGGGCGTCCTCGAACGCTTGGATGCCGGAGAACACCGAGCCGGTGCTGGTGGTGGTGAGTGCTGTTGATTGAGTCATGAGAGTTTAGCGAAGGCTCCAAAGATTTCGGCCTCATAAGACCGCCTAGCATCTACAGCTGATTCAAGATCAGTAAAATTGCCAATGTGTTTCTTTTTGCCGTTAATTGTGATGTAAGCTTTATATTTGCAGGCTTTTGAGTCCCAGCAAACGCCTTTGACACCCAGTTTGTTTGCCTTTGTTGCGCCGCGATTCATGCCGTTTTGCGCATTGCTGCACAGCCTAAGATTTGCGAAAGCATTGTTTAACTTGTTTCCGTCAATGTGATCAATCATTAACTCATTAGGATCTTGGCTTGTCGCAAGAAGCCAGCAAAGCCTATGCAATGGATAACTTCTACCTTGGAACCTAACAACTAAATAGCCGCGATGAATGGTGCCAGCTAATGAGCCAGTTTTTATGTTGCGAGCTGGAGATTTGATCCATACAGCAACGCCGCTTGCTAAATCGTAATCAATAAAACTGGCAACAATTTCGCGGCTTGGCAAGGGTTTGGGTTTCATTAATACATCTCGATCTCAGTTGGATTAGGAAGTGAACCATCAGCTCGCGGCCGCATCCATGGCGGCAGGCTGAGCGGCTCGATCTGGTCGCTGTATCCGGGCCAGGTGTTGCTGGCCTTGCATTCGACCAGCCGGGCCAGATCACGCGCGGCAGTCTCGGCACCGATCTGGATCATCTCCGCGTCGGCGGCGTAGACGGCCACGGCATAGGGCGGCTTCTTTTCGACACAGATGAAGATGAACTGATCGGGCCGGTGGCCAGTGGCCGCCTCAACGCCGTCGAGATACCAACTCGCTTGGCAGTGGTAGCGATAATCTGCCACGCTGCGCTGGAAGCCAAGGCTGGCATCTTCGGTTGTCTTCAGGTCGATGATCAGGTTGCCGTCATTGGTCAGCCAGTCGGGCCGGCACTTGCATTCGGCGCCAGTGGTCGGATCGGTCCACATATGCGTTGTCTCAGCCTTGCCCTGCCAATGCAGCAGCATCGCCGCGGCCGGGTGGCGCCACACCGATTCGGCCATGCGGCTGATGGTGGCGCGGTCGTCAGCGTCGATCAGCTCGCGGCCACCGGCTTCAGCTTCGAACTCAAGCCAGCGGGCTTTGCCTTCCTTCGTGCGCCGATCGACCACCGGCGTGGTGACATAGCGAGCCTCAAACTGATCAGCCTCGAGCGTCAGCGTGTGAACAGCGGTCCCGAGTCGCATCGCATCAGTTGGCTCGGTGGGCACCCGGTTCGGGTCGATGTAGCGCGCCCAGTAGTGCAGCGGGGATCTCGCGATGAGATCCAGATGAGACTTTGAGATGGCGGGGTGCGCGTGATAGTCGGCGTTCTCCATAAAGTGGCGCAACGACCCGCATCGTATAGCATCAGGCGGCTAACAGCAACATCGGCGTGCAACTCCGCCCCTACCAACACCGCGCGATCGACGATCTGCGCAATGCCTACCGCTCAGGCGCACGCGCGCCGCTGCTGGTGGCGCCCACCGGTGCAGGCAAGACCGTCATCCTGGCCGCCATCACCGCCAGCGCTACCGAACGCGGCCGCAAGGTGCTGATCCTTGTCCATCGGCGTGAACTGATCCATCAGGCCAGCAGCAAGCTCACCGCCGCCGGCGTCGAGCACGGCATCATCGCGGCTGGTATGCAACGTGCAGATGCACCAGTGCAGGTGGCATCGGTGCAGACGCTCGTGCGCCGGCTTGACACGATCGACTGGCAGCCGTGCCTGATCATCATTGATGAGGCACACCACGCCGCCGCCGGTTCCTGGTCGCAGATCCTGAGCCACTGGCCCGGTGCGCTGCGCCTAGGCGTCACCGCCACACCCTGCCGCCTTGATGGCCGTGGGCTGCGCGACACCTTTGACGCGCTCGTCGAGGGGCCATCAGTCCAGATGCTCACATCTGCCGGCTACCTGTCACCCGCGCGTATCTTTGCGCCGCCAATGGTGGCCGACCTCACCGGGCTGCGCATGAGGGCCGGCGACTACGCCAACAACCAGGCCGCGGCCGCCATGACACGGCCAACCGTAACCGGTGACGCCATGCATCATTACCAACGCCTCGCGGGGGTACAGCAGGCGATCGCGTTCTGCTGCAACATCGCCCACGCCGTCTCAGTCCGAGACGCGTTTAAGACGGCTGGCATCAATGCCGCCAGCCTGCTCGGCAACACCGCCGATCGCGATGCCGTGGTGGCCGCGTTCGCCGCTGGCACTATCCGCGTGCTGGTGACCGTTGATGTGGTCTCCGAAGGGTTCGACATTCCCGCAGCCGGCTGCGCCATCCTGCTAAGACCCACCGCCAGCCTTGGCCTGTATCTGCAGCAGGTCGGTCGTGTGCTGCGGCCAGCACCTGGCAAAGACGCCGCGATCATCCTCGATCACGTCGGTAACGTCACCCGCCACGGATTCCCCGATGAGATCCGCCAATGGACGCTTGAGCACGGCGCACGGCGCGCAGGTGGCACACAGCCAACGCCATCGGTGCGGACGTGCCCGGCCTGCTTTGCAGCGTTCAGGCCGGCGCCGCAGTGTCCGGTGTGCGGGGCGGATTGCGCACCGAAACCCAGGCAAGGCATGATGCAGATTGATGGGGAATTGCAGGAGTTAAAACGTGATGCAAATGGCGCAACTTTGAGAACAGGTGATCGTGTTCGTGTTGCTGCTTATCCGGGTCAATACTTTTTTTACAATGGACCAGTGATGCAAGATTCCGGAGATTTGGTGCAGGTGTGCAGAAGACGGTCAGATTGCACGCTTGCGAGTGGAACATTTACTGAGGAGGAAATCGCTGTTTTGCGAAATAGCGCAAACGATTCTTTGCGCGTTTTTAATGTGTTTCGGGCTTTGGTTCAGCGGAGTGGCGGTACTGCGGGTTTAGATACAGCCAATCGCCAAGCGCAAGGAACAGCCCGTACTCTTCCTCAACTCCTGGCTCTTGCCAAGGAACGCGGTTACAGTCCCGGCTGGGCGTATCGGATCCATCAAGCGCGTGGCCAACGCTGATGCGCGTTTTAGTCGCCTGCGAATACTCAGGCCGCGTCCGCGATGCCTTCCGCCGTCACGGCCATGACGCTTGGAGTTGCGATCTGCTGCCGACCGAAACGCCAGGGCCACACTTCATGGCGCCAGTTGAGCACGTTCTAGATCTGGGCTGGGATCTGATGGTGGCGCATCCACCCTGCACCTACTTAGCAGTCAGTGGGATATGGGCCACTACATCAGGTAAGCGTGATCCTGCCTTGACTGATCAGGCTCTTGATTTCGTGCGTTTACTGATGGCAGCACCAATCCCTCGCTGGTGCATTGAGAACCCCATCAGCGTGATCAGCTCCACCATCCGCAAGCCCGATCAGATCATCCAGCCATGGGAACACGGGCATGGCGAAACAAAAGCCACATGCCTCTGGCTCCACAACCTGCCAAAGCTTCGGCCATCGAATCATGTTGATGGCCGCGAGAATCGGGTGCTGATGATGCCACCAGCAGCAGACCGCTGGAAAGAACGCTCACGCACCTATCAAGGCATTGCCAACGCTATGGGCAATCAGTGGGGTAACCGCGATTTGCCTGCGATCATGGAGCAGCCCAGCCTGCTATGAGTGGCCAACGATGAGACGCATCTACAGCAACGCATACGCCTAGCACTCGGCACCCGCTCCGATCTGCGCCTATTCCGCAATCAGGTTGGCAGCCTGCCTGACCCCCGCACCGGTCGGCTGGTGACGTTCGGCCTGGCTCGTGGTTCTGCTGATCTGATCGGCTGGCGCACGTTGGTGGTGACCCCTGAGATGGTCGGCCAGCGCATCGCCGTGTTCATCAGCATCGAGGTGAAGACCCCCACCGGCCGGCTCCGGCCAGAGCAGCAGGCATGGCTCGGCGTGGTGACCGGTGCTGGTGGAATCGCAGGCGTGGCCCGTTCTGTTTCAGATGCTGAAGACTTACTCTCCAACCTGCCAACCTGCTAGCTAAACTTCGGGACCCCACAGGCCAGCATGGACCCGATCAGCCTCGTCGCTCAGCTTGAGCGGCTTCCTTCCGCGTGGGCGCTTGTAGCAGTCGGCAACGACAAGCGTCCCTATCAACCGGAATGGCAGAAGACCCCAATCTCGCGCGATCACCTCGCCGCTGAGATCAATGCAGGCCGCGCTGTTGCAATCGGCGTCCTGGCCGGCCCCCAATCTGGTGGCCTGCTGTTCGTCGATCACGACGGCCTCGGCGCATCCGAAATTCTCGAGCAGATCGGCGCGCCGCTGCGTGATCTCCCCAAGTCCTGGGCGGTCACCTCAGGCCGTGATGGCCGGCTACAGATCATCTACCTGGTCCCCGAACCGTTCTGGGCCACCATCAAGACCACCAAGCTGCGCAGCTCTATCAAGGGCGAACAGCTTGAACTGCGCTGGTCTGGCTGCCAGTCCGTAGTGGCTGGCGCCCACCCCATGACCGGCGCCTATAGATGGCTCAAAGATCGATCACCCGATGATCTGCCCATCGCAGAAGCACCATCGATCCTGCTGCAACAAATGCAGCGCAAGCAGCCGGATCCAGCCCCGCTGATCCGAATCCCAGAATCTGACGCTCAACGCGCCCGCGACTTCCTGGACCGCATCCCAGCAGCGGATGCCGATGACTATGACACCTGGGTCAAGGTCGGCATGGCGCTCCATAGCGTCGGTGATGACAGCCTCCTGCAGGACTGGATCAAATGGTCGGCCAGTTCAGGCAAATTCGAGCCCGGCACCTGCGAAGCCAAATGGCGCACGTTCAAGGCCGACACCGGCGGCGTCAGCCTCGGCACCCTTGCTCACATGGCCGGCCATGAAAAAAGCCGCCCAGTCGCACCGACCAGACGGGTAAAGGCTGCATCCCACCCACAGGAGCATGACGACAACAGGCCTACAGCGGCAGATGGCAAGCTCCTGAAGCTCGAATCAAATCAACTGCTCGAGCTGCTGCGGCAGCAACTCGGCGCCGCACTTCGCTGGAACCTGTTCACTTCAGCCATCGAACTTGATCAGAAGCCGCTCGAACACATCGATCACTTCTATCTGCAGCTCGCACAGCAGGGCGTCAAGGTCTCCAAGGAACTCGCAGCTGACGCGATCCATGTGGTTGCGCTTGAGAACCCCTACGACCCCGTTCGCGAATACCTAGAGCACGTTGCCGATCACGTCCCAGCCACATCTATCGAAAACCTCGCAACCGCTTACCTGCGCCCCACGGACCAGCCAGGCAGTCTTTACGACGCCATGATCAAGGCCACCCTGATCGCTGCGGTCCGCCGCATCTTTGAGCCCGGTTGCAAGCATGATTCAGCCTGCGTGCTCATGGGCACACAGGGTTGCGGCAAAAGCACCTTCTGGCGCAACCTCGGCGGCCTTTGGTTCAGCGATGCCCTTCGCGACATCGGGTCAAAAGACGACCTAATGGTTCTGCACCGTTCCTGGATCATGGAATGGGCCGAGCTGGATCACATCACCGGTCGCAAGCACGCCGGCCAGATCAAGGCCTTCCTGACCCAGCAGACCGATATGTTCCGCGCGCCATACCAGCGCGCCACCGAGTCGTTCCCACGGCGGTCCATCATCGTCGGGTCAACCAACCGAGACACCGGCTTCCTGGTCGATGACACCGGCAACCGCCGCTTCTGGGTCATACCCGTGACTGCCACCCCGCACATTTCCGTCGATGGGCTGCTGCTCGAGCGGGATGCCATCTGGGCGGCAGCTGTCGCCGCCTATCGCAACGGCGAGCCCAACCACCTCAGCCGTGAACACGCCCAGCAGGTGGACGCCGAGAACGAAACCTACCTCGTCGATAGCCCATGGAAGGCGGCCATCCAGGAGTGGTTGACCAACCGCAGGAGCGTTGAACCGATCACCAGCGAGGCCATTCTGACCCAAGCGATCAACAAACCGGTCGAGCGCCAAGGGCGGGCCGATCAGATGCAGGTTGCGTCCATTCTGAGAGACCTGGGATACGAAAAGAAGCGGCAATGGTTGGAAGGTAGGAATAAATGGGTGTTTGTCCAACCTCCAGGATGAGGTTGGAGAGTCCTATCCCATTCCCCTGCAGTCCCTTTACTATCCTTACTAACCTACTAACCTTAGTAATAAAGTATGTAGAGGGGAGAGGGTACAGGGAAAAAGGAGCTATAAGGGCAACGTAGGCGAGGTTGGGAGGTTGGTAGGCGGCGTAGATGGCTGCAGAGTTTGACTGTGTGCTACGGTGTGCAGGCCAACCACCCACTACATGGCAACCACCATCACCATCGCTTCAGACATGACCGAGCAAGAAGCTCGGCAGGCCGTTGACGACATCAAGCGCGGCATCAATACAGTGCGTGCGCGCATTTATGACCTTGACCGCCGTAAGGGGTGGAAAGCCTTGGGCTATCGCAGCTTCACCGCCTGCTGCATGGAGGAGTTTCCTGAGTTGCATGAGCGGACTATCCGAAAGCAGTTGCACGCTGCACAAGTCGAGGAAACACTGAAGCGTGAGTTAGGCCCCGGGGGGCCTAAAAAGATTGGCGACATTCCCGAAAAGCACTTGCGCCCACTGGTATCTGTCAAGAACGACGACGAAACTCTTGTCGCTGCCTACACCAAAGCGCAAGAGATCGCCAAGGATGAAAATCAAGGCAAGCTCACTGAGGCAATTGTCACCCGTGCTGTTGAACAAGTTCGACCAGAGTATGAATGGTCAGCTTCAGAGCTGGAGCGGAAGGCGATTGTTGAAACTGGTGGAACAGTGGTCGCCAATATGCATCAAGAAACAGACCGCGCATTGCTGGCATGGGCTCGCTCAACCGGCAGGTTTGCTCGCATTGACCGAAATAGCGACTGGGGCAATCCCTATGAGATGCCCGACGATGGCGATCGTGACACGGTTTGTGATTCTTACGAAATCTTTTTCCCTCGCAAGTTCAGCCTCCATAATCGTCTTGATGAACTCCGCGGCAAGGTTTTGGGTTGTTGGTGCTATCCCCAAAGATGCCACGGCGATTATTTGACCGCAAAACTGGAGGCAGAAAACCTGTGATTTTTCAAAACTGCGTCTGCATTGCTCAAGCTAGAGTTATTGAAGGCAAGCGTAAAAAAGCGCACATCTGCACCATTGCTTATCATATAGACAGCGATCAATTCATACGAGTTTGCCTTCCTTTTTCCTCTGATAAAGAAACAGGCATTCGCCGCTGGTGTGTTTTTGCTTTTGATGGCGACAAGATACCCAATGATACTCGTGCCGAAAGCTATGATTTTGGAAAATTGCTCGCCGTTAGCGGCAAACTCTTGGAAGCTCGTCGTCAAGAATTGCATCAACTGATCCTGTCCCATTACCAGTACGAAAGCGAACTAAACGAGCATCGACGATCAATTGGCATTCTGCTCCCCCGCCCTGGGTCACTTTCTTTTGAGCTATCCCCTTTGGATGCAAGAGAGCAAGAGTACCGGGAGTTGATGGCTGCCAAGGGCATTTTTTTCCCTGACTTCAAGCTCTACGTATGCGGAAAACGAACAAAAGATGGCAACCCTTTTCGAAAGCAGCTTCTGCAATGGGACGTATTCGAGGCTCTTCGCAAGGGGATTGATCCATTCTCGGCTCTTAACAGTTACCGAGATCCCTACATCATCATGGGGAATACTCCCTGGGTCAGAAACGCTTTTATGGCAGTCTCTATCCTGTCGGCGCCTCCTAAGGCCAAACTCTCAGCCCATAACCAGCAGCTTTCTTTAATCAATGCCGTCTGAACTTCCCCGTATCAACGTCGTCATGCCTGAAGACATGAAACAGTGGATCGATCGCCAACGCCTGCCCTGCGAGTCGGCGTCTGGTGTTGTAAGGCGATTGCTATCAAAGTTGATGAAGCAAGATCAATCAAACTGATCTTGCCTACCCTTGGCGCATGGCTACCCTGACCCTCGACATCCGCTCAGAGCTGCCCAAGGCGATCCGTTGGACGGACGCCATGACCAAGCAGCTGCCATGGGCAATCGCTAAGGCGATGACCGAAAGCGCCAAAAAGGCGCAGGTCGCGCTTAAAGCGCAGACCCCGCGCTATGTGGATCGACCAACGCCCTTCACTCTTAACAGCACTTTCGTGCGGTTCGCCAGCCCCAGAAACCTGGAGGCATGGGTGGGGTTTAAGGACTATGCCTCTAAGGGCACCCCGGCAGCGAAATACTTGCAACCCATGGCGACTGGCAGTGTGCGCCGCCAAAAGGCTTCAGAGCGCCAGCTGACAGCCTCTGGTGTGCTGCCAGCAGGCAGCTTCATCGTCCCCAGCGGCGTAACACCACTCAAGCTCAACCAATACGGCAACCTCACAGGTGGCACCTACACCCAAGTGCTGAGCCGTCTTAAGGCACTGGGTGAGCAGGGCTATACCGGCAATGTTTCTGGCTCCCGCCGCTCGCAAGCAAAGCGCAGCCAACGCGACTACTTCGTCGGTCGCCCTGGTGGCTTGCCTCTCGGCATTTACGCTCGCCTGGGCAAGCGCCCGAAGAATGGGGGTCTGCCCCGTGGCTTTCACACGGTCTTCTATGTCACGCGTCAGCCGCGTTATCAGCCCAAGTTCCCGATCCGCAAAATCCTTGAAAGCACCTTCAGCAATACGTTCGGTCCAAACCTCCGCAATGCACTCGAGCGTGAGCTGGCTTATCAAGCAAGCAAGGCCTAGGTGGGTACCCCCCTACCCCATGCCCCGGTTTTTGGGTCCTTCTAAAAACCAGGGTTGCGGGTGTATGCGAATCGCGCAAAATGCCTAGCGTCAGCGCAAAAACCGCATAAACCCTTGCGGCGCAAGGGATCTTGCGTCGCGTCAAATTGGACTCAGGGCTAGACCGTTAAGCGGGGTTTAGGATCAGTTAACTTAAGCGTAGTGGGTTTTAACTCTTCTCAGTGCTGGTTACTTTTGCTGAGTTTGCTGCGATTCGTGGATGCACGAAAGCGGCAGTGACTCATGCCAGCAAAAGCCGGATCGCGGCGGCGGTGGTTGAGAAAGACGGCAAGCGATGGCTGGACCGCGACCTGGCGCTGGAGCTGTGGAACAAGAACACGCGTGCGACGCCGAACTCGAAGGTGAGTCAGGCCGATCCTGCTGACCCGCAGGAGCTGCGGCAGCAGATCGACAAGCTGCCTGATGATGCGATCCCGGATCTCAATGAGAGCCGCGCGAGACGCGAGCATTACCAGGCCGAGCTGGCGAAGTTGCAGGTGACGCAGCAGCGGGGTGATCTGGTGCCTGCTGATGAGGTAAAGAAAGAGGCGTTTCAGGTGGGCCGCAGCATCCGCGAGGCGCTGGCGAACCTGGCCGATCGGCTGAGCCACCAGCTGGCTGGCGAGACGGACCCGACGGTGATCCATGAGGTGCTGACGCGTGAGCACCGGGATGCGCTGCTGGCGCTGGCTGAGGCGGAGAAGTGAGCGTCTGGCGCGCGGGCTTTATGGACGGGCTGCGGCCTGAGCAGCCGCTGACGGTGAGCGAGTGGGCTGATGCGCACCGGCGGCTGAGCAGCAAGGCAAGCGCGGAGCCGGGCCCGTGGCGCACCAGCCGGACGCCGTACCTGCGTGAGCCGATGGATTGTCTGAGCAGCAGCAGTCCGGTGCAGCGTGTGGTGATGATGTTCGCGGCGCAGACGGGCAAGACGGAAGCGGGCAGCAACTGGCTTGGCTATGTGATCGACCACGCGCCGGGGCCAATGCTGCTGGTGCAACCAACGGTTGAGATGGCCAAGCGGCTTAGCAAGCAGCGGCTCGAGTCGATGATCACTGAGACGCCGGTGTTGGCGGCGAAGATCGCGCCGGCCAGGGCTCGCGACTCGGGTAACACGATGTTCGCGAAGGAGTATCCCGGCGGGATCATGTTGCTCACCGGGGCGAACAGCAGCACGGGGTTGCGATCGGCGCCGTGCCGGTACCTGTTCGCTGATGAGGTGGATGCGTTCCCGAGTGATGTGGATGGCGAGGGCGATCCGGTTGCGCTGGCTGAGCGGCGAACCACCACGTTTGCGCGGCGCAAGATCCTGCTGACCAGCACACCAACGGTGAAAGACTTCAGCCGGATCGAAGCGGAGTATCTGCGCAGTGATCAGCGGCGGTTCTATGTGCCGTGCCCTAGCTGTGGCGGGATGCAGTGGCTGCAGTGGCCGCGGCTGAAGTGGGACGCTAAGCGGCCGGGTGATGTGCGCTATGAGTGCGAGCATTGCGGTGAGCGGTTCGAGGAACTGCACAAACCGGCGATGCTGCGCGGCGGCGAGTGGCGCGCGACGGCGCCTGCTGATGGCCGGACTGCGGGGTTCCATCTGTCGGGCCTTTACAGCCCGCTGGGCTGGTGCAGCTGGGAGCAGTTGGTGGATGACTTCCTGCGGGCCAAGGCTGACGCGCCGGCGCTGAAGGCGTTCGTGAACACAAGGCTGGCCGAAACTTGGGAGGAGGATT